GCCAATGCCTTCGTCGAAGCGACGATGAAGGGCGTGCGCACCACAGATCCGTTGCTGGGGCCGTGGGCGGCGAACCTCACCGACTACATCGACTGGCGCGCCACGCTCGGGGCCGACGCCGTGCCGAGCACCGAGCCCGTCGTCGTCCCATGACGAACCTCGTCGACTTCATCTCGCCCATCGAACGCGCGGCGCAGAAGATGATGGCGCGCGACATGCAGTACCAGCCGCAGGGCGGCGCGCCGTCGGTGATGCGCGCCTCGATGCGCAGGCTCGGGCCGCAGGAGCTGCTCGCCGCGGCGATCCAGCAGGGCGAGCTGGTGGTCGTCGACGCCGCGCACTTCACCGTCGTCACCGGGCTCGCCACGCCGCGCCGCTACGACCGCATCATCGACGGCGGCATGACCTACGCGGTCGAGCGCTGGGATGGCGCGGGCCGTCTCGCCGCGGGCGGCTTCACGTTCTGGAAAATCACCGTGCTCGGGGGCCAGCAATGACGACGCCGCTCGGCATCTTCAAGCAGCGATGGCTCGACGCCATCCCGCCCGACGCGTTGACCTACTACGAGGCGGTCAACGCGCAGCTCGATCTGAACGACGCGCATGACCCGTGGGGCGCGGTGATCGTGCAGCCCGAGGCGCGGCCCGACGTGACGATGGGCAGCATGCCGTGGGTCGAAGAGACGGGCAGCTTCGCCATCGGCCTCTACACGCGCTCGGGCTCTGGCCCGGCCGCGCTCGACACCGCCATCGAGTACATCCGCCAGACGTTCCACGGCTATCGCTACGGCGGCCTCGTGATCGAGGAAGTCGACGGCCCGCACGACGTCGACCCGGAAGGGCTCGGCGAGTGGTGGGGCGTGATGATGACCGGCCGCTACAAATTCCAGACGCGGCGCGATGCCAGCGGCCCGCTCTACGGCGACTGGCAAGATTTTCCCGAGACGCCGCCCGCGCCGCTGCCCGGGCCGCCGTGATGGCGACCGTCATCGAGGTCAAAGGCCTCGCCGAGTGCAAAGCCAATTTCAAGTCGCTGCTGCGCGACACGCAGACCAAGATCGCGAACGACGCGATGCGCGAGATGGCGTGGCGGCTGGCGCGGCCGATGCGCGCCGCGACCTACACGACGTTCGCCAAGCAGAGCGGCAAAATTCAGTCGGGGCTCAGCGTCATCGTGCAGAAGGAGTTCAGCGGCACCGAGCTGAAGGCGCACGTCGTCGAGTACCCGCAGAGCATCACCGGCCCCGACCCGGTGCAGCAGCTCTTCCGCAAGCACATGCGCCTGAAGGGTCACCGCCCGGGCCGCAAGTACAGCGGCCCCGACAAGGGCGCGCGCGTCGATCTCGCGGGCGTCGCCTACTGGTGGCGCGTCCTAGAGTTCGGCACGCAGATGCGGCGCGCCATGCGCACGCCGAACTTCCTGAAGACCGGCAAAATTTCGAGCAACCCGAAGCGGCAGGGCGCGCAGCGCGCGCAGGCCGCGTCATGGCAAAGCTCGCCGTCGCGCGGCGGCATCACCTCTCGTTCGTGGCTGCGTCCCATCGAAGCGAGCACCAGCCCAAGCGCCATCGACGGCTTCCGCGACGTGCTGCTCGACGAGATCGACAAGGCCGTCAACGCCTACACCAAGTGAAAGGAAGGCAACCATGTCTCGCATCAGCTCGCAGGGCACCGTCATCGACATCCAGAGCACCGACCCGATCACCAGCAAGCCGATCACCGCGGCGACGAAGGCGAAGCCGTGCGTGCTCACCGTCACCGGCTCGACCGCCGCGGTCGGCGACATCGTCGTGCCGAAAAACACCGGCTTCGCCTCGCTCGACGACCGGCCGTTCGCCGTCGCCGCCACCGCGACCGGCAGCGTCACGCTCGAAGACAGCGACACCACCGACGAGACGGCAACGCTGAACGCCGCCGCGACGCTCGACGAGCCGACCATGATCGAGCTGTGCCGGTCGACGCTCACGCTCAACAACCCGGCCGGTGCCACCATCGACGTCACCACGCTGTGCGATCAGGCGCACAAGATCGTCAGCGGCCTGCCCGCGATTGCGACATGGGCGGCCAACGGCTTCTACGACCAGAACGACGTCGCGCTGTTCGCGGCGCGCGACTACTACCGCTCGGGCGACATCGTCGCCTTCCGCGCGCGCTTCGCCGACGGCTCGGGCGTGGCATGGGCAGGCAACGTCAACGTGTTCGACATCACGGCAGGCATCAACGCCGCGGTGACCAGCAACCTCGGCGGCAACGTCAGCGGCCTGATGTCGTTCTTCCCGACCGCCGCGGGCGGTGCACTCGCCGAGCGGGCAGCCCGGCCGCAACCGCAGCCGCCGCGCACCGAGCAGAGGGTCGGCGCGTGAACGACGGCAGCGACCTCACGCTCGCCACGCTCGCGCCGACATGGGAAGGGCGCGAGGTGACGTTCGCCGAATGGGGCGTCGCCGACGACCGCGAGGTGCGGCGCGCCTTCGAGGCCGACCGCGAGGTCGGCACGATGGTGCTGCTGTCGAAGGCGATGCGCTACGCCGACACGGGCGAGCTGGTGTTCAAGTCGCTGGCCGAGATCGACGCGCTGCCGAAGCGGCACGTGCCGCGCCTGACGCGGCTCGCCTCGCTCGCCATCGAGGCGGTCGGCAAGTACGACGACGACGGCGGTGCGAGCCCTCCTACCTAGGGCCAGAGCGGCACTTCCTGCACCGCCTCGCTCTGGCGCTCGGCAAGACCGTCGCCGAGATCGAACGCACGATGACCGCGCAGGAGCTGCAGCGCTGGCGCGTCTTCACGCTGCGCCATCCGCTGCCTGCCGATCTGCTCGACACACACCTCGCGGTGCTCGCGTCCATCGTGTGCAACATCGCGCGCGGCGAGGGCACGCCGCCCTACACCGCCGACCAGTTCTTCGTCATCCGCGACAAGCCGACGCCCGAAGAGCTGCACGAAGAGCTGCGGCCCGCGATGAGCGAAGCCGAGCGCGTGCGCCTAGCGCTGCAGCGATGAGGTGAGGCCATGGCAGTCATCGGCGACGTCCTCGTCAAACTCGCGCTCAATGCCGCCGAGTTCGTCAGCGGCCTCGATCAGGCCAACGCCAAGCTCGACGAGCAGGGCAAGCGGCTGGCCGACCATGGCAGCAAGCTCGAAGGCATCGCCAAGCAGCTCGCAGGGCTCGGCACGTCGACCAGCATCGACCAGTTCGTCAGCAAGCTCGAAGGGCTCGCCACGTCGCTCGGCACCGTGGCCAAGGTCGGCGGCGCGGTGGCGCTGGTCGTCGCCGCAATCGGTGCGGCGATCAAGGAAGGCAAGGCCATCGAGGACTACGCGCTCGCGGTCAGCAAGCTCAAAGACCAGTACGCGCTGACCACCGTCGAAGCGCAGGCGATGGAAAATGCCATGCGCGCGACCGGGCGCACGGCCGACGACCTCAACAAGTCGCTGACGGCGCAGCAGAAGCAGTTCCTCGGCGACTACTTCAAGGCGCAATTCGGCGACACCACCAAGCAGATCGAAGACGTCACCGCGGCGTCGGAAAAACTCACCGACGCGTGGAACGACCTGAAGACGCAAGGCCAGCAGACGATGCTCGCCGTGTTCGGCGAGCTGACGGCTGCTGCCATCAACGCGCTGACCGACGCGATCAAGTCGTGGCAGGCCGCGCTGCGCGACGCACAGCAGCGCGCGCAGGCGCTGCCGCAGTACATCAAGGAAGGCCGCGGCAACACCGACACGTCGCTGATACTGGCGACCCCGGAAGACCGCGCCGCCTACTATGCCCAGCAGCAGGCCGAGCAGACGCAGAAGACGCTCGAAGAGCTGGCGAAAAAAATCGAGGGCTACCGCACCGAGCTGGCCGACGCACAGAAGCAGAGCGACCAAGGCCTCGACCGCGGCGGCATGATCGCGGCCGACATCGACAACTTCAAAAAGAAAATCGCCGACCTCACCAACGAGATGCTGAAGCTGTCGGGCGCAGGCGCGCAGGTGCAGGCCACACTGGCGGGCGCGTTCGCGGGCACCGTCAGCAAGACCGGCGGCCTGCTGCAGACCCCGGTGCCGAGCTTCGCGGGCGCTGGCCCGAACGTCATAGCGCCGAACCTCGCGAACCTGCCGAGCTACTCCGAAATCCAGCGCATGATGAGCCGCGCCAGCCCGACGCCGACGACGGCGGGCGGTGGCGGCGGCAGGACCGACGACGACTACCTCGACGCGCAGACGCGCCGCTACGAGGCGCTGCAGAAGGCAGCCGAGAAGGCCTACGCGTCGATCAACAGCTACACCGGCACCAACATCGAAGACCTGCAGAAGCAGGTGAACACGCAGCGCCAGATCGACGACATCCTCGGCAAGATCAACGCCAAGTGGCTCGACGCGCATCCTGCTGCACGCGCGGCGCTCGAAACGGCGGTGACCGGGGCCGAGAACGCGCGCCTTGCGCAAGAGAAGCTGATCGAGTCGATGCAGAAGGCCATCGACACCGAGCGCAAGTATGGCGACGGCACGGCGGCGCAGGCCAAGGTCGAGCGCGATCTCAATCAACAGAAGGCGACCGGCAAGCTATCGACCGAGGCCTACACGCGCGCGCTGAAGGAGCAGACCGAACAGGTGCAGCAGGCGGCGCTGGCGTCGCGCCGCTACGAGGACAACCTCGGCTCGCTGGCCGCGGGCTTCGAGCACGCCGCCAACGCCTACGCGCGCGCCAACGATCTCTACAGCGTGGGCGAGCAGACGTTCAACGGGCTCACCTCGGCGATGGGCGAGGGGCTCGACGTGCTGATGGGCAAGAGCACCAAGACGTTCGGCCAGATCGCCACCGACTTCGCGGCGATGCTGGCGAAGATGGCGCTGCAGGCCGCGACCTCGGCGGTCTTCAAGACGATATTCGGCTCGATCACGGGCAGCGGCGGCTGGGGGCTGTCGGGCGGCGGCGCTGCGGTGACGCCGTTCGAGCAGGGCACGCAGGCGCTCTTCGGCGGCTTCCGTGCCGCAGGCGGGCCGGTCGACGTGGGCCGCTCGTATGTCGTCGGCGAGAACGGCCCCGAGCGCTTCGTGCCGAGCGTCGCAGGCACGATCCAGCCGAACGGCAGCAGCGGCGGCGGCACGATCAACGTCAACGTCGACATGGGCAGGCAGCAGGGCGCGCAGAACCCGAGCGCGGCTTTGGAGTTCGGCCGCCGCGTGCGCGCTGCCGTGGTCGAGGTCATCGCCAACGAGAAGCGCCCGGGCGGCACGCTGTACGCCCGGCACAACGCATGAGGTCGAGCCAATGCCGACACCTGCATCGCCCTACTGGCCGTGGTGCCCGATGCCGGGCGCGGGCCGCGACACCAAGCTCAGCGTCGACGAGGTCACGTTCGGCGACGGCTACAAGCACCGCGCGACGCGCGGGCTCAACCCGGCGCGGCCGTCGTGGTCGCTCGGCTTTCCGTTCACCAGCGTCGCCGAGCTGGAACAGCGCGACAGCTTCCTGAAGAGCTACGCCGCGACCGGCTTCTGGTTCACGCCGCCCGACGGCAGCGCCGAGGTGTTCGTGACGGCCGACGAGTGGGCGGCGACGGTCACCGACCGCAGCGGCAAGGGCGAAATGGTCGGCACGCTCAGCGCGACCTTCGTGCGCAGCTTCAATCCGCAGCCCGGCGTGCCGTTCACACCGCCATGACCAGCCTCGTCACTGAAGGGCTGATCACGCTGTGGCAGCTCGACACCACGATGCTCGGCGGCCCGGTGTTCTACTTCACCAGCGCGACCGACTTCGACCATCCCGAGATCACGTGGGGCGGGCAGGTCTACTCGGCGCTGCCCATGGAAGCGAGCGACTTCGAGATGACGACGCGCGGCGCGATCCCGACGCCGACCGTGACGATCTCGAACCTGTACGGCGCGGGCAACCTGCTGCTCGACAGCTACAAGGGGCTGGTCGGTGCCGAGCTGACGCGCATCCTCACGCTGCGCCGCTTCCTCGACGACGGCGAGACGCCCGACCCGGCCGCCTACATCACGCGCGAGAAGTTCGTCGTGGCGCAGAAGACCAGCCACACCGCCGTCGCCATCGCCTTCAAGCTCGCGAGCCGCATGGATGTCGAGGGCACGCAGCTCCCGCGGCGGCAAATCCTGCGAGACGTCTGCACGCACACCTATCGCGCTTGGGACGGCGCGGCGTTCGACTACTCGAAGGCGAGCTGCCCGTACACGGGCGCGGCCGACTTCGACACCTCGAACAACCCGACCGACGACCCGCACGACCAGTGCTCGCGCAACATCAAGGGCTGCCAGCTTCGCTTCCCCGGGCAGGTGCTGCCCGCGCGGTTCTTCCCCGGTGTCGGCAAGGTGAAGTGATGATCGTACAAGCGCTGCCTCAGAACGCGCCGACCAAACCCGAGCGCCCGAAGCTGTGGACCGATGCCGTGCACGAGGCGGCGAAGGCGCACACCGCCGAGTGCTACCCCGGCGAGGCGGTCGGCATCGTCAACGCTCGCGGCGAGTACCTGCGGCTGCGCAACGAGAGCAGCGAGCCGTCGAAGGATGTGCTGCTGAGCGACGAGAACGTGCTGCGCGTCGCCGCCGAGGCGCGCGTGTTCTTTCACAGCCATCCCGACGGCATCGGCTGCCCGAGCGAGAGCGACATGACCTACCAGATGCAGCTCGCCATCCCGTTCGTCGTGATGGTGTGGCCGCTCTACGACCTGTTCTGGTGGGGCGACCAGCTCAAACCTGCACCGCTGCTCGGCCGCGGCTTCCGCCATGGCGTGCACGACTGCTACTCGCTGCTGCGCGACTACTACGCCACCGTGCGCGGCACGCCGCTGATCGACCAGCCGCGCGACTGGAACTGGTGGGACGCGCGCTATGGCAAGGGGCTCGACCTGTACCGCGACTACTTCGACAAGGCGGGCTTCCGCAAAATCGCGGTGAGCGAAGCGACCGAGCCGGGCGACGGCCTGATGCTCGCCTTCAACTACAAGGTGCCGATGCACGGCATGGTCGTGTGGGACCGCGACATGCTCCTGCACCATCCCGCGGGCATGCGGCCGGTCGACCCGACGCGCCTGTCGGTGCTCGTGCCGCGCTCGCGCTTCCTTCGTCACGCCAGCTTTGCGTTGAGGCACAAATGATGCGCGACATCTACCTCTACGGCGCGGCCGGGCAACTGCACGGCAGCCACTTCCGCATCGACGTCGCGAGCCCCGCCGAGGCGGTGCGCGCGCTGATCGCGCTGCGGCCTGCCCTGCGCCGCGTCATCCGCGAGGGGCAGTGGCGCGTCGTCGTCGGGCCGCCGCGCCTGCGCCACTCGATCTCGGTCGACCTGCTCAACATGAACGCGGGGCACCAGCCGATACACTTCGTGCCCGCCACGCGCCCGCGCGGCGGCGGCAGCGGCAAGGGCGTCGGCGCGATCATCGTCGGCGTCGTGCTCATCGGCGCGGCGCTGGTGCTGTCGGCGGGCACGCTCGCAGCGCCGCTCGCGCTCGGGCTCACGGCGGGGCAGGTCGTGCTGGTCGGTGCGTCGATGGTGCTGGCAGGCGTCGTCGGCCTGCTGTCGCAGCCACCGTCGCCCGACGCCGCGACCGATCAGGCTGCGCCTGCCGACCGGCCGTCGTTCCTGTTCAACGGCGTCACCAACAACAGCCAGCAGGGCGGCCCGGTGCCGCTGGTGTTCGGCACGCACCTCGTCGGCTGTATCGTTGTCAACGCGGGCTTGAACGCCGAGGACATCCCGACCGGCGAGAGCGCATCGGCGCAGCCGCCGAGCTGGTGGGACATCATCGGCGGCAAGACAGGGTGACCGCGATGATC